GCGCCATAACAACATTACAACTTGTTTCATTGCAAGCATGGTTAAATGAACAAATAGGCATATTTAATGCAAGGTAATTTTAAAGAGTGTCTTGAGTTAGTATTAAAGTCAGAAGGTGGTTGGGTTAATCATCCCAGCGACCCAGGTGGTGAAACAAATTTAGGCGTTACTAAGCGTGTTTGGGAAGAATGGGTAGGTCACCCTGTGGAGTCCCTTAAAAGCCTCACAAAAGACCAAGTAGCACCCTTATATGAACAAAGATACTGGAGGCCTTGCTATGGAGAAGTATTGCCTAGGGGACTCGACCTTATTGTCTTTTCAATGGGAGTTAACGCAGGGCCAGGTAGGTCAGTTAAATTGCTTCAATCAGCTATTGGATGTGTACCTGACGGAGTTATTGGCCCAAAAACAAGAGGACTTATTTGTGACTCCAATACTGCAACTCTTATCACTAAATTCTCTGAAGCTAGACGGGAATATTACAAGTCATTAAAAACTTTCCCCATGTTTGGGAAAGGCTGGCTTGCTAGAGTAGATAAAGAAGAATCAGAAGCACTTAGTCTGGCTAAGAACTCTTGAACCCTTTGTAATCTGTCCTAAAGGCGTTTCTAGGCGTTTTACACGATTGTCGGGGTGACACACCCACTTATTACCCATACGCTTAATCATGGCCTTAGAATTGGCTTCATTTTGGGCTATTAGCAACTCATACATTTGGTAGCTAAAGCGCCCAGCTTCAATCATTTGTTTCAATAAATTCTTGTCGTTTTTTGTCATTATTTATTTCTGTGATATTTGTCATTAGGGTTATTAAGCATAGATTTAATAAGGTCATTTATATTAAAAAACCATTGAATAACTTTCATGCCATCATGCGTATAGATAGTAAAACTCATCTATCTTTAGCCCACTCATCTATTGCTTTATCAAACAAACGCTGCATTTCTGCGTTTTCTTCTTCTTGTTTGCGTAATGTGGCTATTATCCATTCCCCAGCAATCTTGTCTTTAAACCACAAGTCAGGTGACTTTTCTAATTCATCAGCTAATTCTTTTGCGTTCATTTGTATGCTACCCCCTATTACATTAATGGTGTATGAACCGTCTACTTCTTCAATAATTTGGTTATTCAAACAAGTCATTTTGTCCCGCTTTTGTTTGTAATGCTTTTAGGTAATTTTTAAGGGCTTTATCGTCTTCCTTAAATATCTTTTGAAACAGTTGGTTAGAAGGCATTCTTACTCTGTTTTCATCAAATACACCATGCAATACAAAGCTAGAAAATGCCCTACAAGCTAACTCATCTTTACCGCATTTATAAGCTAATTCGCAACCGTCACATGGGCATATTTCATCTAGTTCCATTACGCCCTTTTTGGGCATAAAGTTCATACTCAAACTTTTCCCAACAATCTAATTCATTGCACATTTCGGTAATGTCGTGGTCGCCAATGTAAGCGTATTCTCTTTCACCGTTATAGCCACGCAACTCAATAGTAGTGTTGCCAAAAACTACTGAACCAACATAGTGTCCGTCTTTCATATTAACCCCTTCCAACTTGGTCGTATGTATTCCAATCTTGAATAGCACCTCTTAAAGCAAACGCTTTAGTGTCACCAGTACCAAAACATGACCACAATGGTGAGTCTTTAATATCGTCTTTGTCGGTTGCGCCATCACCAAGCGCCAAGTAACAACACCATTGTTTGTCACCAGCTTGGTAAACATTTTCTTCTAATTTAAAACGGTAAGCTATTGAAACATTAGCCCAATCTTTAAAAGTTCGCATTTAATTCCCCTTAAATGAATACTACAAATACAGTTTAAAACAAAAAGCAATAGAAATATATAGGTGTTTTCCCTAAGTGTTGTATTTTGCCAAACATTAAAAATGTATAAAATATTACACAATTTATACACATAGTCATCAATATGTATAAGTCTTAGACATAACTTGACCAAGGGTGATAGGGAACTATCAGCCGACCCAATGTCTATGACATCTAGTCCTTCACGAAGATAATGTTCATTCGATGGAAAGTTTGTATCACCCAAGTCCTTTCCGTCTTGTGTAGTCGCCATTTAACGCTACGAGGCTTGCAATGGGGTTCACACTAGCCTATCTTTTCTCCCACGCTGGCGATTTAACCACTTAATACGCTTGGGGTGCGGACTGCAATCTTACTACAAATATTTATCTCTATGAAATTCCCCATGAAAGCCAAAGGTTTGCAAATTAGACAACTCTCTTTCAAAAGAAAAATACCTTGCTAATTCTTCTGGCGCAAACTTAATTCCATTGCTTACAAGGTAATCCCTATTTAAATGGCAAATAAGGTCATCTTCATTTTTTTCTTTATAAACAAATTTAGGGCTTGATGTTAACTCTAAAAGACGCTTACTGCGTAGGGAGAAACCCCCATTACCTACACGCAATCTTTCAGGATGCCAAGGCCATACTGCACCTATGTAATCGTAATCTAAAAATTGAGGTTGCCAAGCGCTTGCATTGATTACCCACCCATCCCATTGGACAATTAAAACAAAGTCCGTCTTGATGTATTTATGCAGTTCTTGAAGCACAAATTTGCTATAGGCTTGACGGCTATTAATGCTGGCATGGTTTATAAATAAGTCATCACCAAACTGAATATGGCGTTTGCTTATTTCCATAGCTTTTAATGCCAACTCTGGTTGTACCGAGTCTATAGCACAAATGGTTACATTACTCAGTTTCATTTTTAGTGCCAAATGCGTTGTTTTTAAGCAACTCAGGCCATATAAGCCAAAAGCTAGTAGGAAATAAGTCTTGCCTGGTTACTAAACCATGACTTTCTGTTTCAATTCTTGCGCCCAAAAACATATATTTGTCGGCTGGAATACCTCTAATACGCCAATTAGATACGGCAGCAGGGTCTACTTTGCACATTCTAGCCACCTTTGCTGTACCACCTAGTAGGTCAATAATTGCCGTGTCGGTTAGTTTTAATTTTGTGTCCATTAACGCAGTTTAACTTAAATGTTGTTTATTTGCATAGACTTTACTTTTTTTATTTACTTGTGTTAAAGTCTTTATATAGCAATTTTGCTATGCCAAAGGGAGAAATACTATGGATGAAATGGCACAGGTAATGATGGAAGTAGAAGAACGCTTGGAAATAGCGTTAGACAACATGGAATACGGCACAGAATTGTCGCAAGACGATGTGGATGTAATTCGTGCAGCGTGTGGCAAACCCAACAACAAACGCAATGTTTTGTTGCAAGAAGTGTTTAATGATTTTGGAAATGTATTTGGAGGTAAAAATGCCTCAATCTGATTCTATTAAAGAACTCGCAACCGCATTGTCTAAAGTTCAAGGGGAACTCACTTATGCTAAAAAAGATTCAGCAAATCCTTTCTTCAAATCTCGGTATGCTGATTTGGAGTCTGTTTGGGATGCTTGTCGTAGTCTTATGGCTGCAAACGGTCTTAGTGTTATCCAAATGCCTGGCAACTACTTTGAAGGGCGTATGTGGCTGGTAACACGCCTATGCCATAACTCTGGCGAATGGATTGAACAAGAAATGTCTGTGCCTGTCCAAAAGGCAGACGCACAAGGCGCAGGGTCAGCATTAACTTATATGCGTAGATATGCGCTGGCAGCATTTATTGGTGTAGTACAAGCTGATGATGATGGCAATGCTGCATCACAGCAAATTAAACCAACATTAAAACCTGTAGCAAAACCTGTGGAGATGATTTGATGGCTTTTCAACCTAAAGAAGGTAGCGGTAACCTTTTCAAAAATACCCGCAAAACAAGCGAAACCCACCCAGACTACACAGGTTCAATTATGAACAATGGCAAAGAACATTGGTTGTCTGCATGGGTTAAAGAAGGTAAGAACGGCAAATACTTTAGCGTTTCTATTGGTAAAGAAAAGTTACCAATGGGTTTTAAAGAAGCTGGCGCTGATGAATTACCTAAAAACACCATTGAAGATGATGTACCATTTTAGGAATTAAATATGAATACCCAGTTGAATTGCATTATTAAAGAACAGGCAACCATTCACACAGAGGAATACCATGTGGATGAAGAAAGACAGCTTATTTCAATGACGCTAGAAGGTCTTGAAAGCGTTTTAAATACAGCATTTCAACTGGCAGCAGACATGGTGCAAGATGAAGCTGATAGAATGAAAATATTACAGTTGCAAATTAAGTAGTAAATTAAAGGGGAAACAAATGGCTGACCATTGGTATTGTGGAAACACAGGCGAACCACGCTATACAATTATTGGTAAAAACGGTAAAGAACGCAACACCAATATAAAAGACGCTAGAGAATTAGGGTTAGTACCTAGTGTCACTACAATTAATTCTATGTTGTCTAAATCGGGCCTAGATACTTGGAAACAAACCCAAGTGCTATACGCTGCTGTTGAATATCCAAGATGGGAAAACGAAGATGAAAAAGAATGGGTATCAAGAATACTTGACCTTGCAAAAGGAAAAAGCAGGGAAGCTGCACAAAGGGGTACTAATATCCACGACATTTTGGATAGTTACTTCTCTAATGTTTATTTACCTGAGTGGCCTACTTATATCGCTAGGGTTCAAACTCATCTTGACAGCACCTTTGGAAAACGCCAATGGGTGTCAGAACAGTCTTTTAAACACCCCGAAGGTTATGGTGGCAAAGTCGATTTGTACTGTAAGGCCGACAATAACCTGCCTGGCGTAATAATTGACTTCAAGACCACGGAGAAATCCCCTGGTGAACTAACACCCTACTATGAGTATACATTGCAGCTTGCAGCCTATAGAGAGGCCTTAGTGCCTGATGCAATATGCGCTAATGTGTTTATAAATGGGGAAACAAGTGAGGTTGCGGTAAAAATTCATAAGGAACAAGAACTTAAAGATGGGTATGAGGCTTTTCTGTCTTTATTGAAAGTATTTAAACTTAAAAATAAGCTAAACTAGATTACGGGGTGGTTTATGGTTTCCCCTTCCATTACTCCTTCACACGAGGCCACCCCACCTTTTTATCAAGGCGTTAAGCCACCATTGTAGGATGCAGTAAGTTAGGGTTTTTGTGGCTTTCCACCTAACGGGTAGCAACTGCCAAATACAGCCTTGTCGTATTTAGGCAACTTAGGGTAAATAAGTAGTGACAATAGGGGAATGTAGTAATAAATTGTAATGACTCACTAACGAGTAATCATTTAAAGGGGAAACTTAAATGGAATCAAATTTCTTAAAAATCGTATTAGGTATTGCTGCTGGCTTTTTATTATGTTTGCATACAATAGAACCAAAAGCACAGGCTTTATATGGCCCACAAGGTCAATATTTAGGCAACATTCAACAGTCTGGCAATACTGCCAACTACTATGGCCCACAAGGTCAATACCAAGGCAGCGCTACCACTAACAATGGTCAGACCAACTTTTACGGTGCTAACGGTGCTTACCAAGGTACTTATCAAAACCAAGTACAACCAAACTACACACCATACGCACCATACATACCACAACAACCTTTACAGCCACAAATGCCTAGGGGATATTAATGACTACTTTTACAACTGAAGATAGAATTGACGCTGAAAAGCTAACGCAAGCCAATATTATGATTACCGCTAAAGGCAATGAAATAGATGTCCATACAGAAGGTGAGGGACAGGCTTTATTTATTGCTAATTTAATTGTTTCGATGATGGACAACGAGGTCAAAAATGCTAATAAAGATAGTAAAAATTAAAGAAAACCCTGATGGTTCTGCTGATGTCAATGTGCGCTATGACAAAAAAGGTTTAGAATTTTTGGTTCAGCAAGGCTTAACAGCAACAATGGTAGAAGCTATTGTCCAATATCAAACAGGGGAGAAATACAATGTTTGCGACATTCTGGGGACTTTACCCAAAAAAAGTAGCAAAGGGGGCAGCGATAAAAGCGTGGGTAAAATTAAAACCAGAAGAACACCGAGAAGTGATTGATGCCCTTGCAAGTCATATAAAATACTGGAGGGTCAAAGGCACAGATAAGGAGTTTATTCCTTACCCAGCTTCTTGGCTTAATCAAATGCGTTGGCTTGATGAATTAGACTTTGAACCGCCTAAAAAGCCAGCATTACCTTGGTATTCATCGGAAGAATTAACACTTGCTAAAGCATTTGAACTTGGAATTACTCCCTACGCAGGAGAGTCATACGCCCAATTACGACAAAGAATTTCAACACAAATCAGCCGTCAGGCAACTGTGTAAATACCGTCAAGAAATGGGATTAACCAAGTTTCGTGCATACATTAACAAGCATCAAAAAGTGCATGAATTTTTAATAGATTTTCAAACGCAATATAGTCTTGGAAATAGGGGGGAATTTGGATGTTGGAAAAAATAATAGTAGGTGCTACTGGGTTAGGCTACCTTATAGTCTGTATAGCCCAATTTAATAAAGGTGCTACATCTAACGCTATGATTTGGGGTGGCTATGCCTTTGCCCAAGTTGGATTGTGGTTGGCCCTCAAATGAATAAAGTTTATTTTGGAGATTGTCGTGATTCCATGCGCCAAATGGCAAAAGACGGCATAAAAGTGCAAACTTGCATTACAAGCCCTCCTTATTATGGTTTGCGTGATTATGGTAATGGTGGACAAATAGGATTAGAAGAAACCCCACAAAAATTTGTTAAAAGTCTTGTTGAAGTTTTTGCTTGTGTTTGGGACATTCTTGAAGATGATGGAACTTTATGGATGAATCTTGGAGATTCTTATTCAGCAGGAGGTCGTGGCGGAGGTCAAGAAGGTGGAATACAAGCAGGTAATAAAGGTTCTGTAACAGGTGAAGTTTTTGGTGCTTGGAAAGTTGAAGGGTTTAGACCTAAAAATTTACTTGGAATACCTTGGAGAGTTGCAATCGCAATGCAAGATTTTGGTTGGAATTTGAGACAAGACATTATTTGGCACAAACCTAATCCAATGCCTGAATCAGTTACTGACAGATGCACTAAAGCGCATGAATACATATTTTTATTTAGCAAAAAACAAAAATATTATTTTAACCATGAAGCAATTAAAGAACCTGTAAAAGAAGATTGGGGAACAAGAGATAGAACAAATGGCAAATATCACAATGAAGGAACAGGTTTAAATCCACATACAGGCCTTGAAAAATCTTATGAAATGGCAAACAAAAGAAGCGTTTGGACTGTAAATACTTCTACATACAAAGGCGCACATTTTGCTACTTTTCCTGAAAAGTTAATTGAACCAATGATTTTGGCAGGCAGCCGTGTTGGTGATGTTGTTTTAGACCCATTTTTTGGAAGTGGAACAACTGGTCAAGTTTCTCAAAATTTAGGAAGAAAATGGATTGGTTGCGAACTTAATAAAAATTATGAATCTTTGCAAAATAAAAGATTAAGACAACAAGGTTTGGAATTGTTGTGAAAAATTACGACCCTAACGATGCTATTGACTTTATCTTCAAAACAGCGCCAGCGTATGCCAAAGCGAAGGGCGAACTGGCCCAGCTTGAGGCGTTTAAAAGTTCTCTTAAGGCGATTAAAATGGCACAGACAGACGAACAAAGTCTGGGCGCACAAGAACGAGAGGCTTATAGAAGCCAAGAGTATCAAGATTTGTGCAAGGCGATTGGATTG